ACGGTGAAGAACGGCGCTGAAGTGCCGACCTTTGGCGTGTGCGGCTTTGGTACTTGGACCCTGCTTGCGCAGGATTATGTTGGCCAGGAACAGTACGTCATTACCCCGGGTTCGGGCTTTGATGGCGATGCCAATGGCCCGCAGTCCGGCTTCCGCGCCCTGATGGTCGCTGGTGTGCCGATCTACCCCGATCCGTACTGCCCCGAAGGCACGGTGTACTTCCTGAACACCAACTACCTGTCGCTGTATATTCACGACCAGGGTTCGTTTGTGTTCACGGGCTTCGAGTCCACCTTGCCCAACTGGCAGATTGGTTATGTTGGTGCCGTGCTCATGATTGCGGAATTGGTGAATACCAAGCCCAAAGCCATGACTAAGGTCACCGGCTACAACAGCCTGACGATTTAAGGAGGATTGACCTATGGCTCTCGGCCTTAACAAAATCCTCGTTGCGAACACCTCGGCCAATACGTCCGGTGGTTATCTTCAGCCGGTCAGCGTTGCAAACGTCGGAGCGGGTAACGCCACTGCGATGTCCAGCGCGCAGTTTATCCCGGCTGGTACCTACCTGATGCTGCCGGCGGCGAACGTGACGATTGAAGTCAATAACTACACGGGCACCGCAAATAGCTGGTCCACTCTTCTCGCCAACAACACTGGCGGGGTGCTGATTTCTGATGGGTTTAACGTGCGCGCTAACGCGGTCACGGGCACTCAGACGGTCACGCTCCTCACTGTGAACGGCGGGCAGGCGGCTTCCGGCACCTACAACTCGTAAGGAGTAGTAGGCATGGCAAACGCCAACAGAGTTGGGTCAGAAACTGCGGTTGACTTTGACCGTTATGTCATTGGTCAAGTGCAGGGCGTGTCGGTGTCTGCCACGGGTAATGCCGTGGCGACTATCCCGATCATGTCTGGTGGTCTGACCTCAAATACGGGTTGTTATATTGTTCGCGCCGTTACGGTAATGAACGCTAACAAGTCCATCAATACGGCGAATGTTATTGTCCTCACATCAAGTGATGGCAACAACTCCAACAACATATCCAACGCAACTGTTTTGTCCAACGTGACGGCTGCTACAACAAAGTGGCAGGATTTGACGTTGAGCACAGCAACTGCAACGGATGCGTTTACGGCGCCTGCGTTGTTCGTAAAGGTCAATACTGCCGTTTCCGGTGGTACTTGCGACATTCGCGTTGTTGGATTTTTGGTGAACGCATGACCGATACCGTCTATGTGACCAACGAAGGCGCTATGTCTCTCACCGATGGGTGGGATGGTATTGCGTATGTTTTTGAACCAGGGAAAACGGTCCAAATACCGCTTTTTGTGGCTGGTCACATATTCGGGTATAATGTCGAGGATAAAACACCGCATGTGATTAGGCTTGGTTGGGCAAAAACCACCAATGACATCCCTAAGGCGATGGCGTGGTTGGAGAATTTTGTCATTACAACCGAGCCTCCCACGGTTCGTCGTTCTGTGTCCCCGGAAGCGACGGACTCCGCACAACCTCCTCCGGCGCCGCAACCGCGTCGGGGGAGGGGAGTGGAAGCATCAGCTACTATTCAATGAGGTGCGTGAATGGCTGTTACATTAGCGCAGTACATCACGCAGTGCCGGCGGTTACTGCATGACGCAAACGCTAATTTCTGGTCGGATCAGGAATTAACGGATTACATCAACGACGCGCGTAACAAGCTGGTGCGTGATACCGGGTGCTTGCGTACGATCCAGACTAGCGCCACGGTAACCAATCAAGAGACATACACGTTTGCATCACTGCCTCAGGGTGACCAAACGATGGATATTATTAACCTTAATCTCTATTGGGGTAGCACGCGCATTCCGCTCCGCTATTTGCCGTGGACGGACTTCAATGCGCAGTTGCGTTATTGGCAGAATTACTATGGTCGCCCTGTCGCTTACAGCATGTACGGGCCACAGACCTTTTATCTTGGCCCTGTGCCGGATGAAGTTTACACGATGGAATTAGACACGGTGATTGAGCCGACGGCGTTGGTAAACGCTACGGACACCGATACCATTCCTGATATTTGGACTTCGCCTGTTGCGTTTTATGCGTGTTATACGGCCAAGTTCAAAGAGCAGTCGTATGGCGAGGCGGAGATTTTCAATCAGCAATACATGAAGAAGGTGCAGAGCGTGCTTGTTGGCACGATGACGCGCCGGATGCCGACCCCGTATAGTCAGGCGTACTAATTATGAGCGAGTCATATAAATCCACATTTGGGTTTGATGACCCTCCAACGGATGACGTACAAAGTCAGTCCAATTCTACTGAGGTGTTTGATCAACCAGCCTCGACACCGAGTGCAGGGTTTGATTTAGACACTGAAATGTTGCGGTTAATGCAACTACAGAAAGGCCGCGCCCCTGAAGAGGCTTTTACTGTTCCTGTTGGCGGTGGTCCTGTTAGTGGTCAATTTACTGCGGTGGAGCGGCCCTATGCCCCAGGGGAAGACAACTTATATAGACTGATGTTAGGTGTTGGCGCTCCGTTAGACGAAAATTTTCGGTTAGGCGCTCAGTTAATGGCGCAACAAGACCCTTCGCGCGCTGGCAGCACAGTTGTTCGTCCTGCGCTCAATTTGGGTTATGGGCCTCTTAGCTTGAACGCGGGTTATCAAGGGGTTGCAACCCCGGACGCTCAAGGCGCCATGCAATTTGCCCCGACTTATGGATTGAATTTGAATTTGCCGGTTGCTGGCGGGCAATTTTCTGGCGGCATCAGTAAAACGGGTGGACAGCCCGACCCTTATCTATATGCCGCTTATCAACGCGCAGTGCCTTTTCTTGGTGGCGACCTGGGATTTGAGTTATCCTCTGCGGACCGACTGAGAAATTTAGCGGCTCTTTTGTCATATAAGCGGGTGTTCTGATGGCGTCGCCGGAGCAGCGCAAACAGTATCATATCTCCAAGAATTTTAAGGGGATAAATACTCAAGCTAACCGCACGGCTATTGATTCGGACGAGTTCGCTTGGCTTGAGAACGCACAGCCTATCGGTTACGGCAACGTCAAAACTGTGCCGGCTCAAACTACCGTCCAGGTGTCCAGCGCAAACTTGGTGTGGAGTGGTACTGTTGAGTCGTTGTACGACGCCAATGTGAACAACAAAGAGTACATCTTTGCGTTTTTCACTAATGGCGGGGCGGAGGCTTACAACGCAACCGACGGGACTAAGGTCACGGTTGCCAACTCGGGCAAGTTTTCTGCGGCTGGCGTGCGTATTGCGCAGTGGAAGAATGAGCGCATCCTGATTATTGACCCGTCCAAGGGACTGTTCAACTGGGATGGCACAAACGTAGTTAGCATTGGCTCGGTGTCGGACTATGGCATGACCGATGTGGGGTCTGGTTATACCTCAACGCCCTCGGTGTCTTTTAGTGCGCCCAACGAAACGGGCGGGGTGCAGGCAACCGGGTCTGCGGTGGTGCTGGCCAATACCGTTGTCGGCATCAACATCACTGAAACGGGTTCTGGTTACACCTCTCCGCCTACTATTACGATCAGCGGCGGTGGTGGCGCTAACGCTGCGGCCATTGCGTCTAGCCTGACTTTTGCGACGGGTACTGTCAGTTGCATCGTGAAAAGCGGTGGCACTGGCTACACCAGTTCGTTTGCGGTGACGTTCTCGGGTGGTGGCGGCGCTAACGCGGCGGGCACGGCGATTGTGTCGGGCGGTTCGGTGACTAAGGTCATCATGACCAATAATGGGTCGGGCTACACTTCGGCGCCCACGGCTAACGTGTCGGCTGGCGCGGGTTCTGGGGCCATTGTCGAAGCGGTGGTTACGACTAACGCCAACACAGACGTTGCGACCTTTAGCGGGCGCACTTGGGTCTCTCAAGGCCGCACGGTCTTTTACTCGGCGGCGGACAGTTACACGGACTTTGCCTCGGTCAGCGCCGGCAATATCCTGATTACTGACTCGACGTTGCACACGAACATTGTGGCGCTGCTATCGGCCAACAACTTCCTGTACGTGTTTGGTGCGGATAGCATCAACGTGTTTTCGGATGTGCGCGTTGGGCAGGACGGGGTGACGGTCTTTACCAACACCAACGTGTCGGCGTCGGT